CCGGCGCGGCCCGCCCCCTCGCCGGCCCCGGCGCTGACCGACCTTGTGTGGCGCGTGCTGGCCGTTACGGAGGTGTCCTCCGTCGGCTCGGACGGGCGCACCGTGCGCCTGAACCTGGGCACTGACGGCTCGTCGCCGGTCGAGGTCTCGTCCTCAGAGGTCTACATGGTGCGCGTGTGGCGCCCGCACCCGGCACGCTACTGGGAGGCGGACTCGCCCACGAGAGCCTGCCTGCCGATCCTGCGCGAGCTCATCGGCCTGACGCGCCACATCAGCGCTCAGATCGACTCCCGCCTGGCTGGCGCCGGCATCCTCGTCGTGCCCTCCTCGGCCTCGGCCGCGCTGGCCTCGGACGCCGCGGACTCCAACGCCTACGGTGCGCCGGACCCGTTCGTGGCCGCGCTCATGGACTCGATGCTCCGCCCCATCGAGAACCGGGACGACGCCTCCGCCGTCGTGCCGCTCGTCGTGACCGTGCCTGACGAGGCGGCGGACAAGATGAGCCACCTCACGTTCTCCTCGGCCCTAGACTCCGGCGCCCGCGACCTGCGCGACGAGGCGATCCGCCGCCTGGCCCTGGCCCAGGACGCTCCGCCCGAGCTGCTGCTCGGGTCCGGCGCCATGAATCACTGGGGCGCGTGGCTGACGCGCGAGGACACGGTCACCACGCACATCGAGCCAGTCCTCGCCCTCATCTGCGACGCGCTGACCAGCCAGTACCTTCGCCCGGTCCTGCTCTCGGCGGGCCTAGGCGAGGACGAGGTGCGCACCCTCTCGGTCGGCTACGACGTGTCGGCCCTCGTGGCCCGCCCGAACCGGTCCGAGGAGGCACTCAACCTCCACCGCGCCGGCGCCGTGTCGGACGAGGCGCTGCGTGAGGCGTCCGGCTTCGACGACTCCGACGCGAAGCCCTTGGACGAGAGGGCGCTCATGCAGGCCCTGGCCATGGTCTCCAAGCGGCCGGACCTCATGGGCACGATCGGTATCGGCCCGCTCACCGAGGAGATTCTCAAGGCGTACAAGGGCGACTACTCGGCCCCGTCGGAGGCTCTGCGCGAGCTCGCCCTGCCCCCTACCCTCCCCACCGACTCCCAGGAGGACGCGCCCAAGCCAGATCAGGATGGCCCCGGCCGCCCGCCGAGTGGCGCGGACGCGGCCGAGCCGGGTAGGGTGCCGGGTAGCGAGGCGCCGATCTCAGCTGGCGACGCCCGCCCAGAGTCATCCACGACGGCCCCGGCCGGGGCCTGATCACCACTCACCGCACAGCCAGGAGAACCCATGGCACCTCCCCCACCCACAGCCGACGCCGCCCGCGCCTACGCAGCGGCGTCGACCGCTACCTACCCACGCCGCAACCCGGACGCCCGCCTGACCGCCCACGGCCAGGACGTTGACGCCACAGCGTTGGTCGCCGTCGTTGACGTCCTCGTGATCAAGGCCCTCGAAGCCGTCGGCAAGCGTGTCGTGCGCGCCGACCGGGCCCGCTTCAACGCGCTCAAGGGACGCCCGTTCCACGAGGCGCACATGCTGTGGCCGCCGGACATAGTTACCGTGAGCAAGGCCACTAAGGGCGCGTGGGACGTCGTCCCGGCCCTGCTCGACAACCACGGCTGCCCCGGCGTCGAGTCGGGGCGCGTCGTGACCCTGCTGGACTCCTACGTGACTCAGGTCGCAACTCACGGCGTCCCGCACCGCCTGGACCGGCTGGTAACGGCGCTGCGCTACGTCCTGCCGGAGAACGCGCTCATTCGGACCCCGTCCCTGAACCGGGCGTCCCTTGAGGAGGTGCGGTGATGTCAAGGTCGCTTGACGCCGATCTCCTGGCCGAGGGCCCCTCGGACTGGGAGTCACCAGAGGCGGTGGCGGGCTGGCGCGACGCGATCGAGGACCAGTACCTCGACCTGGCCGAGCCGGTCCTGAACGACTTCCTGCGCCGCGTCCGCGCTCTGGCCGAGGACGCCCTGGACTCTCCGGTCCTGACGGCGGCCGGAGACCGCGTGCCGAACCCGTTCGCCTGGACGTCGGTCCGCTCGGCCTGGCAGGCCGCCATCCGCGACCTCATCCGTGACGACCGCGGCCGGCGCCGCCTTCCCCAGTACGCGACCGTGCAGCGCATCCTCGAGGACTCCGGCCTGCCGGTCGCCGTCTACGAGGACGTACGCGGCCTGCTCAAGCGCGCCGCCTCTGAGGGCTGGGGAGAGCGGAAGACGAAGATCGAGCTCGGCAAGATGCTGGGCACCTCGCGCCGCAAGGGCGAGGCCACGACCGCCTACGCCGCCCGCCTGCGCATGCTGGCCCGCACCGCGGCGACGGCGAACGCCGCCCACCGAATGGCGACGTCGGACCTGGCCCTCAAGCGTGGCCGCCTGCGCTGGGTCACGGTCCACGACAACCGAGTGCGCCCTACCCACGTCGAGGCCGACGGGCAGACGCAGGACCTGGGAACGCCGTTCCTCGTGGGAGGCGCCCGCCTGCTCTATCCCGGGGACCCGGCCGGACCCCTCAAGGAGACGGCGAACTGCCGCTGCATCCTCATCCCGACCGACGCGCACCCCGCCGTCAACCGGGCCGTCAACGTCAAGTACTCAGCCTCAGACATCGAAAGGACAGCCATGAAGCTACGCATCGAGGAGACGGCCCGCCGAGTGGGTGAGTTCTCCGACCTCCGGGCCGACGTCGAGCCCGCCGGAGACGCCGTTCCGACGCCGGAGGCCACTGAGGCCGATCCCGACGGCCGGTGGGAGGGAATCATCGCCCGCGAGGGTGAGATGACCGGCGACGGCCGCCTCATCGAGGACGGCGCCCTGCGCTGGGACGACCTCCCCATACCGCTCCGCGTCGCGTTCAAGGACGTGGGCGGCCACGACGGCGCCGAGGTCTGCGGCCGGATCGAGACAGTCGAGCGCCGCGACGGGGGAGACATCTACGCCACCGGGACCTTCGACCTAGGCTCAGCCGTAGGCGCTGAGGCGTTCCGACAGGTCAGCGAGCAGATGTCCAACGGCGTGTCCATCGATACAGACGACGTGGCGTTCAGAGTCATGGAGCGAGAGGACGCCAACGCGCCGGGCGCTGGCAGCGATGACACGCCCGACGAGGGCGGCCGGGTTCGGGTCATGCAGGTAGCCCCCGATGACTCGATCATGGTCATCGAGTCGGCACGCCTGCGCGCCGCGACACTCGTGGCCGTACCGGCCTTCGCCACGGCCCGCGTCTACGCCGCTGGGCAGGCCCCCAGCACCTCTGAGCCCGCTGAGCGCTACGAAAACGTCGATTCTGGGGCAGAAACGGCTCGCTCAGTAGGTGCCGACCCCCTGAGCCGCGACTCCCTGACCGCTGCGGCTATTCCCACCGCCCCGCCGAAGGCGTGGTTCAGGGACCCGCAGCTGACCGGCCCGACCGCCCTCGTGGTCGAGGACGACGGCCGCGTCTACGGCCACATCGCCGCCTGGGGCACCTGCCACATCGGTCAGGTCGGCAAGTGCGTCGAGCCTCCCGCCAGCCCCTCGAACTACGCCTACTTCCGCACCGGCGCGCTGCGCACGGCCGAGGGCACGTCCGTGGCTGTGGGGCATCTCACAATGGGGACCGGCCATGCCGGCCCGCGGGACTCCGCCAACGCCGCCGCAGAGCACTACGACAACACCGGGACCGTCTTCGCCGATGTGGCGGCCGGTGAGGACGCCTACGGCATCTGGGTCGCGGGCTCGCTCCGCCCCGGCATCACTGCCGAGCAGGTCCGCGTGGCCCGTTCAGCACCGATCTCCGGCGACTGGCGCACGATCCGCGGCTCCCTGGAGCTGGTCGGCGCGCTGGCGGTCAACGTCCCAGGTTTCCCGGTGCCCCGCCCGCAGGGACTGCTCGCCTCCGGCGAGGTCCGCTCCCTCCAGGCCTCGGGCGTCGTGGCCCACGACGACTCAGCAGCCCGCGCCGCCCACCCCTCGAGTCGGCTCAAGGGTGACGGCCTCACGCTCGGCGACATCTCGTACCTGAAGCGCCTGGCCGAGTCCGAGCGACGCCGCGACCTGCAGCGCGCGACGGCCGCCGACAAGATGCGGGCACGGGTCGAGCGCGCCGGTACACTTGCCAAGGCGGCGTCCATGGCGCGCCGTCTCGGATCCATCTGAGGAAAGGAACAGAAATCATGGGATGCGGATGTGGACGTACTACAACTCCCCCAGTAGGCACCGAGCCCCGGCCGCTGGCCGACGGCACCCTACCCGGCGAGGGCTCCAAGGACTCCTCACCGATCACTCGCTTCTAGGCGTAGCGCCATCCATCGTCATCGGCTATGATGGTCCCCGTTAGAGGTCTCATGGACTCCTGACGCTGGGTGGATCACGCAGAACCCCCGCACCGTTTGCTCATGGCGGTGCGGGGGTTCTGTTCGTCTTATGAGGGCCATCCCACTCATAGGTGTATCCTTTAAGCCAACGGCATGGCAGCAGGGCCTCGTGTGTACCCCGCTGGGGACGGGAACCCTGCCCAGCAACGAACACGGAGGACACCTCAACATGCGCAAGCACTTCGACATCACCGTCTTCGCCGACCAGGGCGAGGACGCTCCGGTCGAGACCTTCGACCTGGAGATCCCCGAGAACCTGTCCGACCTGAGCGCCGCCGACCTCGGCGACCTGCGCTCCAAGGCCGTTGACGCCTTCCAGACCCTGTACGCGAACGGCGAGTTCACCGACGAGGACCTCGCCACGCTCGGCACCCTGACCGACGGCATCGAGGT